GCCCGGCGGGCAGCGGGTGGCCGCAGTCGGCCAGGACCGCCTCGACCCAAGCCAAACACCAGCTCTGGCCGTTGATGCCGAAACGGTCGGTGATGCCGGGGACGACGTTGTAGCCGGTTTCGCGGGTGCCGACCCACGTTTGCGCCATCGCGACCACAGCGTTCGCGGATGACGACATTAGTTCGCCCCGCCGGTCCACGGCCGGTCCGGCGGGGTGATCCCGCCGTCCGTCATCGCCGCTTCGAGCTGTTCGACGTGGCGGCTTAGCTGGTCGATGCGGCCTATCGCTGTCTGCCGGTCGGCGCTCGCTTGCGCTGCCAGGGCGCGCGCCGTCGACAACTCGGTGCGGAGCAGGTCGACCTCGGAGCGGAGCCCGTCGATGAGCGCGGCCTGCCGGTCCAACTCCCGACGTTGCGCTTCGATGAGCGACGTCAGCTCGCGTCGCACTATCTCCACGGAGCTGTTCGCGTTCGCAATGTTGATCGACTCCACCTCGGCGCGGGCTTTCCGCCGGCCCGCCACATAGGTGAACGCCGCTCCGATGGCGCCGATTGCGGCCGCAACGCCGCTAGGTCCGATTATGTCACTCGTCCGCAATGGATCCTCCGCCTTTTACGCCCCGCCAGTAGATCAGAGTCACGCCCGGCAGGATCGTCGCCGCTAACGGTCGGAGCACCAGAAGGTCGAGCGCCAGCCATGACGCGTCGCGTGTCGCCCACGCCGTCACGTCCGCGACCAGCGACCCGACGAGCAGACAGGCCACACCCCCATAGGTCGACCCGACCCAGTCCTGTTTCGCGGCGTGCCATGTGCGCGCCATGAGAGCGACGGACAGGACCAGCGACAGGGCAGCCAAGAGAGGGACCCATCGTGCCATCGTCATACGATCCCCCCCTTTAGATGTTGTTGGCGTCGACCGACCCGGCCGGCAGGCTTGTCGTCGTAGCGAACGACGCGATGCGGTTGCCGACCACGACGCACGCCGCCGTACCTGTCGCGTTCACCCCGGTGCCCGTCCCACCCGACCCTGAAAGCAAACAGCCCGTCACTATGATCGGTGCGTTGACGGTGCAATGGATCGCGTTCTGGCTGGTCTGAGCGCCTATGAAACACGCGGAGATCAGCACGTCACCGGCGGTCGTCACCGTGATCGAATGGCTGCCCGACGGCACGCCGCTAACGACGCACCCGACGAGGACGCTCCCGGCCTCGGCTTCCATCTTCGACCCGCTGAACGTCGACGCTGACACGAGCGACGAGTCGACGAGGAACGTCGAGCTGGACCCGCCCGTGAACCCGCAAGATGCGACACGGCCGCCGAGGATCGCGTAAGCGCCGGCCACGTTGCGAATTTCGACGCGGCAGCCGACAAGCTGGTTACGCGCGTTGGACGACGTGCTCACCGTCTTGTAGTTGCGGATCTGGCAATCGACAACTTCGGCGGTGTCGAAGTAGAGGCCGGCGCCGGTCGAGGACGTGTCGATGAACGTGCAGTTGGCCACCGTCGCCGACTGGAAGTTCGTGTTCGCACCGTTCTGGCTGGCGACGAACGTGCAGTCGACCACACGGTCGACGCCGTAGCCGTTGACGGACCCGACCGCGCCGACGAAGAACACGCCGGTTGTGTGGTTGTCGAACACGTCGCAGTCGGTCAGCGACGACAACTCCACCCGCGACGCGGCGGTTAGCTCGACGGTGAGATGTTGCAAGGTTGGCTCAACGTCGGCCGTGCCAGCACCGCCGTTCGTGGCGGTGAAGCTGATCTTCGACGTGTACCTGTTGTGCCCGCGGATCGTCACTCCCCGCCACGCATCCGACGAGGTCGGCCATGCCGGGTTGCTGAGCGCTGTCGAGCAGGTGACGGTCGTGTTCTCGGGGATGCACAGGTCGAACCCGCCCGCTGCAGCAGCCGTCACCGCCTCGAGGAGCGACCCGTAGTCGAGCACGCTCACACAGTCACCCGCGCCGCCCGAGCGGCGCCGCTCGAGCCGGCGGAGACGGGCTTCGATGTCGTCGAAGGTCTGCGGGAGCCGCTGGCTTGTCGTCGGCTGCGGAAGCGGCATGCGGGCTCCGTTGAGGGTTAGAGGTACTGGTAGACGGGGATCGGTTCGGGCAGGTTGTCGATGATGCCCTCGTCCTGGGTGAGGTCGAGGACCATGTACTCGCCTGTCGGGCCGATCGAAACGCCCCACGTGCTGGCGCGCATGATGCCCTGGTAGATCATCCCGGCGTCGACGACGCGGGTGTAGAAGCGGGACCCGACCGGGGAGCATCCGCCGCCGCCGGCAGGGTCCTCGATCCACAGGAACGGCCAGCCGCCAGCGAAATCGCCGACGCGTAACGTCACCCGAGCGGAGAACATTGGCAGGCCGCGCCGGCGGACGAACTCCTGGGCGGTAGCGCTGACGAGCGTGTCTGGCAGGTCGTCATCGCGGTAGACCAAATCGCGGCGGGGGACGTTGAGAGGATCGTTGTATCCCCACATCTCGTACGTCTCGCCCGCGCCCATCACGAACGCCCGGGTACGCGTCGACCGGGTCGACAGGGTGTAACGCGCCGTGTGCGCCGACTCGGACGTGCCAGAACCCCACTCGATCGTCAGGCCCGACGCCGAGTAGTCGGCGCCGGCCTTGCCAGGGTGGACGGACACCAGCGCCTCGTTACACGCGTAGGTGACGTTCCGGCCGAGCCACTGCTGCCACTCGAACGGCCCGGCGATCGACAGTGCGTCGACGACCTCGTTAATCCGTCTCGTGTCACGGATCGTGGTCGAGAAGTCGAGCGTGCCGAGCGCGCCCGCATGCTGGTAGGTGCGCATCCAGCACGAATTGAACTCGCGGTTGAGAACGTCGTCGAGGGTGGCGAGCACCCCGCCCGTCCATGACAGGTCCGCGGTGAGCATGATGTCCTGCCACGCGGACGTGAACTCCTCGCCGGTCAGGACGATCGTCGGCTGTGTCGTGTCGCCGTCGATGTCCCGCAAGAACCCGGCCCATACCAGCGCCGACCCGCGGAACAGCCACATCGTGAACGCCTCAGGCACGAAGCTGCGATAGTCAGCGTCGATGCCGGTGAACGCGCCCTCGTCCCACAACTCGGCGTAACGCCACCGGTCGACCTCGACGCGGACCTGGCCGGGCGCGTTCACCGCCCACTGCACCTGGGCGCTGTCACCCTCCGACGGTTGGATGTCGAGCGTCACCGAATCCCAGCCGTCCTGCACCCAACGGTGGTTCACGTCCGCTGACCGGTCGATGCGAGGGTTCTCGATAACGAGCGTCCACTGCGGCGGGGCGGCGTCGAGCGCGGCGATCGCCGGGGGGGCGCCACCACCGCCCGACCACACGCCGTAGATCGTCAACAGGTCAGGCACGGGGTCAGCTCTCCGCGTAGGTGCGCAGGAACATGGCGGGCAACTGCGCTGTCGGGAACGGCGTCGACGTGGACGCCACCGTCGTCCACGACTGGCCGTCAGCGGAACGGCGCATCGTCAACGTGCCAGACGAGGCAATGTCGTCCTCGACCCGGACCCAACGCCAGTCCGCCGCTACGAACGGGCTGATCAGCGTGTCGCCCGGGTTGTCGTAGATCCACCAGTAGACGTCGCCGGAATCGACGTAGATCTGCGCCGCCCAGTCCGTGTCGCCGCGCAGCACCATGTCCATGTAGGTGGTCGTCTGGTGTGGCTCCCACTCCCACGTGATCGACCGCTTCGACAGGTTGAACGTCGGCGAGTCGAGCTGCGACCATGCGCCACCTGTCGTCGACATTGTCACCCCGCCGCCCGCGACCGTGACCGGCTCCCCGGTCAGCGCCCACCCCGACTTGAGCGTCGAACCTTCGAACGGTTCGGCGAGGTAGCCGGGGCTCGAAGTGACCGGCGCGGCGGGCGGAGCGGACGGCGGCACCCAGCGGCGGCGGGCGCGCACCATCGGCGCGTGCCGATGCGCGACGGGGCGCCGCCGGGTGGCGAGCATCAGCCGATCTCCTCCACCCACAGGGTGCCGGACACGGTCACCGAGTCGGCCGGAGCGGCGCCGAGACGCACCACGAGCCGTTCCGATGGTGACACCAGCGGGCGGGTCTCCGGCGACCACAGCCACGTCGTCGGCACCGCGCGGACGTTCCACCCGGTCGCGACCAGCGTCGTGATCGTGCCGCTCGTCATCACTGTCGTGTTGTTCGCCTCGGCGGTGAACGCCGCGGCGCCAGCGTTCGCTTCGAGCGGGGCGGGAGTGACGCTCGACCCGCCAGACCCGGACGTCGTCCCGGACGTGCCCCGCCGGATCGTGATCGGCAGCATCTCCTCCGCGGCGTCGCCCACCTCGGTCGATTGGGCGAGTTCGAGCTGGTGCACGACCAGGACGCGGGTCGCGGGGGCGGTGATCTCGAAGAAGTCCTGGGCGGCGGTGACGGCCACCTCGACGAACGGGACGGTGTACAGCTTGCCCACTGGGGGCCTCCTCAGAGCAGGGTTTGAGCGCCGCTGCCGGCGATGACTGGGTCGGTGGCCCGGAAACGGACCTGCCACGAGCCGACCTGGTGGGCGAGCATCAGCTCGGTGCGGACCATGCTGGCGGGCTCGTAGCGGCCTGTCGCTGTCCACACGACACCGCCGAGCTGGTAGCTGAGCGTCGCCGTGCCGGCCAGCAGCGGCGCGGTCGCTGTCGCCAGATCGGCTTGCAAGGCGAGCAGGCCCGCGTTGTCGGCCCACCAGCCCCACAGCTCGAACAGCCAGCGCCTGTCGAGCGGCATGTCTCCGCCCGGGCGGATCCCCGCCGCGTAGGTGAGCGGCACGTCGTTGGTGGCCATGTTGACCGCGGGCTGCGGGTTGAAGTCCTCGACCCAGGCGAGATAGCCGCTCGTGGCGGGCTGGCCTACGGGGTCGCGGAGGACGATGACGTCGTTCAGGGCGATGTCGCCCTCTTGGGTCGGGGCCGGCATGTCAGAGCACTCCCGCCGCTACACGCCACTGAAGCTCCTCGAACATCGTCCTGGGGGGCTCCTGTGTGACGAACTTGTCGATGAAGATCGGGGTGGCGTTGCCTGCCCGGTCGAGTTCGGATCGGACGACGTCGCGCATCTTCGACACGGGTGACACTATCTCGGGCTGTGAGCCCTCGCCGACAAGAGCGAGCGTCGGAGCGCTGATGTAGCCGCCGTCGGCGAGTTCGGGGATCTGCGGGACCCGGATCGTGACACCGCCGATCTTGCCGACACCAGGAATGCCAGTGTCGATCGACGGCAACGAGAAATCGAGACTGTTCCACCCTCTGATGATCAGATTCACGGCGCCCTTGAAAGCCTCCCACAGCCCGTCGAACATGCCAACGAACGCCCCCGACAGCCGGTTCTTGAGCCCGGTGAAGAACCCGACGAACGTGTCGACCTTGTCTTTCGCCGTGGACACGAGCTCGCCGATCCGGTCGAGCGCGCCGGTCACGAAGTCTCGGATCGCTCCGACAACGTCGCCGAAGATCGGGATTACCTTGTCGCGGATGAACGCCCACAGGTCGCTCAACGCCGGGATGACCCGGTCGACCAGGAAGCTGACCGCGTCCTTGAACGCAGCGACGACGTGGTCGACGAGCCAGGTGACAATGTCGGCCAGGATCGGGATGACCTTCTCAGCGATGAACGACCAGTAAGCCTTGAAAGCGGGGACCAGCACATCGAGCACGAACCCGACGACCGCCTTGATCGCGCCGACCACATGGTCGCCGAACCATTCGACGATCGCGACGGCGGCGGGGACCAGCTTGTCGATGATGAACCCGGCGACGGCGGCGAACGCCGGGACGAGCGTGTCGACGATGAACCCGGCGACCGCTTTGATCACGGTGGCGAACACGTCGAACGCTGCCGAAGCGATCGACGCGAACTTCTTGACAGCTTCGACCACGACGTCGAGGAGGAAGCTGCCGATCTTGCCGAGGATCGGCAGGACCGTGCCGACGATGAACGACCCGACCGCCTTCAGGATGCCGAGCACGAAGCGGGCGTACGCGGCGTAGAAGCGGGCGAGGGCGGGGATGAGCGTGCCGAAGATGAACCCGGCGATCGGTTGCAGCACGTTGAAGACGGCACGGCCGAACCCGACGATGGCCGGCACGATCGTCCCGGTGACGAACTCGGCGACCTTGAAGAACGCGTCGCGCAACGCCCGGCCGACAGCGTCGACGATGTTGCGGAACGTCTCGGACTTCTTGTAGGCGATGACAAGACCGGCGGCGAGCGCGGCTATCGCGGCGACCACGAAGAACACCGGGTTGGCGCTCATGACCGCGTTGAGGATCGCCTGCCCGGCGGCGGCGGCCTTCGTCGCGATGGTCGTCGCGACCAGCGCGACTTTCTGAGCGACCCACACCGCAGCGGCTTTGACGCCCTGCGCGATCTGAATGACGATCTGCTTGGTCTGCGCGGCCATCGCCTTCGCGTGCGACGCGGCGCCCTTCGCCGCCCCGGTGATGCTGCCCTTGAGGTTCGTGAACGCTGCGGACAGCTTCGAGATCGGCCCTGTCTGCTTGGTCGCCTCGAGCGCGGCACGGCCGAAACTGACGCCGAAAGTCTGCGCTGTCGACTGCAAGATGCCGATCGCGGAGGTGACGTTCCCGATCCCGGTCGTGACAGCGCTCGCCGTTTTGAACGCGACGAACGCCCCAGCTGCCCCGGCCAGTAGGGGCACGAGGACGTCGAGGTGGTCGGCGAGGAAGCCGATCGTCGCGGCGAGCACGTCGAGCGCGACGCCGAGGACCGGGCCGGCCACGGCGGCGACCCCGGAGAACGTCGTCAGGACAACGGGTAGCACATCGGTGATCAGCGTCGTCAACACGGCGACAAGCACGGGTATGACCCGCTGTGCCAGGTCGACGAGCGGCGGGATAGCTGCGACGACGAACGTGGCGACGGCGCCGCCCAGGTTGACGAGCCCGTCGATGACCGGGGAAAGCGACGATGCAAGCGACCCGAAGAACCCGCCCAGGTCGACCGTGCCGAGCGCTGCGATGATCTGCCGGCCAGCGTCGACGACCGTGGGGAGCAGGCTGACGATGGCGTCGATCGCCGGCTGCACCGCTTCGCCGATCGATTCGAACGCCGGGCGGACGGTGTCGATCATCGTCGTCACCGCCGTTCGCACAGCGTCGAAGGCGGCGCCGATGTCGAAGCTGGCTACCTTCTCGGCCAGCGCGCCGAACAGGTCGCGGGCAACCTCGAGCGCCGGTTGCACGGCGGCGCGGAACGTCTCGGACCGCTGGTAGAGCGTGTACAGGGCGACGGCGAGGCCGGCGGCGCCGGCCGCGGCGATGCCGAGCGGGTTGGCGAGCAGACCGCCGCCGAGCAGCGACAAGGCGCCCGAGACCTGGCCGACGATGGACTGCACGGCGGTAAAGCCCTTGAACGCTGCGACGGCCGCCACCACGCTCGGGGCGAGCGTCCGTGCCGCTTCGGTGATCTCGTCGAAGTGTTCGATGACGAACCCGATCGACGCGGAGATCCCGTCGAACACTGCACGGGCGGCGACGCCGACCGTCTCGACGACGCCGACGAAGCCGTCCGACGTGATCCCCTCACCGGAGAACGCCGCAGCGAACGCGCTCGCTGCGATGACTGCGGTGTCGATCAGGTTGCGGGCCTCGACGGCGACTGTCTCGACGACGCCGACGAAGCCGTCGCTGGTGATCCCCTCACCGGAGAACGCGGCGGCGAACGCGCCCGCCGAGGTGCCGATGAGAATGACCAGGTCACGGATCGCGACGCCGATCGTTTCGACGATTCCGAAGATGCCGTCGCTGGTGATCCCGTCGCCCGACAGCGCTCCGATGAAGGCGCGGCCGAGGTCGGCTGCTCGGGCGGCGAGCGGGCCGACAACGGCGGACACCCGGTCGAAGGCGGGGAGGAGGTTGCGGTTGAGCGCTGAGACGACAGCGATCACGGACGGCAGGAGGGCCGTGCCGATGCGGGACTTCAGGTCGGTGATCTGCGCGGCGAGGATCCGCTGCTGGTTCGCGAGCCCGTCCGACGTCCGAGCGAAATCGCCCTGGGCGATCGACGTGTCAGCGAGGATCAGCGAGTACGCGGCTTGTGCTTTCGTCGCCGCGTCGAGCGTGTCGGGTATCTTCCCGTCGAGCACTCCGGCGAGCGCAGCGTTCGCCTGTTCGGCGTCGCGCACGGCGTCGGCGTACTCGACGCTCGCCTCGCCCTTCTCCTCGAGCGTCTTCGCTACCTTGCGGGCCGCCTTGTCAGCGGCCTCCTCGGCCGCGGACAGTTTGCGCACGTCGACGCTGGAATCGACGAGGCCGAGCCGGAACGCCTCAGCCTTGATCCTCGCGTCGTTGAGGTTGACGCCGAAGCGGCGCAGCGGCTCCGTTTCGCCGACGAGGCCCGACCGGAGCGCCAGGAGAACGTCGTCGACTTCGGCGTTGTTGAACGACGCGAGGTCCGTGGCGAGCCCGATGATCTCGGTCGACATGCCAGCGGCGACGCCCTCGCCGAGACCCATGGCTCGGAACAGGTTACCGAACGTGCCGGCAGCTTCGAGGGCCTGCTGCTGTGACTGGCCGAGCGATGTCGCCGCCGTTTTCGACCAGCCGACGATCTCGTCTGCCGAGTCGCCGAACACGGCGCCGACCTTGCTGAGCGACTCGCTGAGGCTCGACGCCTCGTCGACAGCGCCCTTGAGGAACCCGCCGACCTGGACGGCGGCGAACGTCGCCGCGAGCCCGGTCGCGATCCCGCCAAGCCCCGACGTGAACTTATCGACGAAGCTGCGGGACGCGCCACCACCAGCGCGTCCCGCATGCCCGTCGACATCGCGCAGATTCGCGGCGAACCGCGAACCTGCACCCTTGCCGAGATCCAAGTTCTTGACGAACGCGTCGGAGACGTCCTTGCCCGCCGAGCGGCCCACATCGGCGAGCGGGCCTTCCAGCTCTTTCGACGCCTTAGCCGCGAACCCGCGGGCGGAGGGGACGAGAGAGACATACGCCTGCGCGACCTCGACGGCCATGAGCGCTCATCCCCTCTCCAGCCCGATCAGGGCGTCGATCTCTGCGGTTGTGCGCGCCAGACGCGGGCGGATCTTCTTAACGTCGCGGCCGGCTTCGTCAAGACCGGGACGGCGGATCGGTTTCGGCCGCTGCGACCCCTTGCGGGCGCCCCTCTGCCAGTTCGCCGCGTGCAACGCGTCGACCGCGGCGGCGAGGAGATGTTCAGCCGCTCCCCAGTCGGCCGCCTCGCCGACCATGAGCCGCACCGTTGCCGCCTCGCGTGGCAGGCCGGCTATCAGGACGCCGAGACGGCGCCACGACAGGGACCCGCCAAGGTCGCGCAAGTCGACCCGGTAGAAACGTTGGAGGTCGGCCTCCACTGCCCCGCCGTGCTCGCAGAGCAGGGCATGGAGGCCGCTCAGCCCCCCGCGTTGACCACGCCGAGATGCGACTGGTACGCCTCGAGCAGCGCCGCGAATTCGCGTGCGCCGAACACCTGGGGGAGGGCCTCGAAGTCGGCCCACTGATCGCCGAGAAGGCGGCTCAGCCCGGCCATCGGGTCGCGTGTCAGTTCGTCCACGGCCCTCATGTCCGGGTTGGCTGGCAGTTCCCAGCCTTGGCCGCCGAACGTGAACTCGAACGCGGCGCCGTCAGCGTCGCGGGCGACAGCGTCGAGGTCGAAGCCTGACGGTGCCTGTTTCTTCGGCGTGGTTCGCCCTGGCATGCGCGGTCCTCCGTGTGTTCGCGCGGTGGGAGTTGGATGCTGGGCGGGGCCGTCCACCGCGCAATGACCGGCCCCGCCCAGCGATCAGACAGACCTGTCAGCTCGCTCCGACGGTCTGCGTGTACACATAGGCCTTGACACCAGACGTGTCCGGGTAGCAGGTGATCGTGATCGGATAGGAGATCGCGTCGCCGTTGACGATGCTCACGTCGCCCTTCTCTGTGACCTGCCCGTCAGGGATCGCGATGCGGACGAGGTTCGTGTCGTCGATCACGTGGATCACGAACGCGCCACGGTAGCCCTGCTCGCCCTTCACCTCCGCCGTGCCATAAGCCCCGGCGTCGGTGTAGTTGCCGTAGTACAGCTCCAGCGTGTTCTCGGACGTTTCGAGCATCGTCCACGCGACGGTGTAGTCGTGACCGGTCTGGATCTTGCGGACGACGTCGGCGTTCTGCCACGCGACGAGGTCGGTGACATCGATGCTCGTCGACGTGGTCACCCCGTCCTCGGAGATGTAGCCGACGTCCAAGAACGCGCCGTTCAACGCGTCTGTCGGGTTCGTGGGTACGGCCGTGCCGGACGGCGCGAAATAGACGGCGCCGGTGACGCCAACCTGGACATTTGCCGCAGTGAGGGCCATGTGTGCTCCTTGTGCCGATGCGCGGAATGACCCGCCAGCGGCGGGAATGGATAGGACGCCCGCGCCCCCGGTCGGGGACGTTCGGGCTAGTGCGTCGCCCTGAGTGCGAGCTGCACCGAGAAGACGAATCGCTCCTGGCCGGACTCGGGGTCCGGGGAATGGACAGGCCCGCCTACCTCGTCGACCCGGTAGACCGTGCCGAAACCGACGAGTGCGGATCCTTGGGCTGCGTGCAGCCAGCCTCGGGCCAGCTGCGCGAGGTCGTGCGCGTCCTGTTCGGTGACCGCCCACGCCTCGACCGTGATCAGCGCCTCGTCGGTGACCAAATTGCGGCGGGCGCCGCCGAGCCGTTCGACGCGGACGAACTCGGCGGGGCGAGGGTTCGGCACCCTGGTCCGCACCGGCTGGGTGAGCGCGGCGTCGAGGATCGACACCGCTGCCGCCTGCGCGTCGACGAACAGGATCGGCGGGGTGCTCATCGTGCCGCCTGCACGGCGGCGGTCAGCGTGTGCCGGATCGCTTCGTTCCGTGCCGCTGCTGCACCGACGGTGCGCACCGACGCCCGGGCACGGTTACGTCCCACGTCCGAGTCGACGACATGCCCACGGCCCGCAGCGGCGGCCACTCTCGCGGCACGCCGCTCGAGGTCAGCGAGCACAGACCTGGACCGGAGGATCTTCACGAGCGCTGCACCGTCGACCTTCACGACGTTGGACACTTCGCCTCCTCGACGATCGCTCGCATGGATTCGCGGTGGCCGATCGCCAACCAGTAGCGGCGGCGCAACGCTTCGGACTCTTGGCTGCCGACGATGCGGGACACCCGTTCGGGGGTCGGATGCCACAGGTGCCAGAGCGGCGCACGGCCCCGCCACGGCTGGCCGTGGAGCGTGCCGAGCGCGTACCCCCAGGCGTGGTCCTCGCCGCCCCAGCCGGCGAAGCGGCGGTCGAGCGGCACGTCAACTAGCACGCCGCGGCGGGCGACGAGCATGCCGCCAGCGGCGACGCCCGTGTACGGCGTCTGTTCGGTGTGCGCCATCCACACCCGGCCGAGGTCGAGCCTGTCGGATGTCACCTCGTCGGAGGCCGTTTCGTCGAGCCGCCAGACCAGACGGTGGGGGATCGCCCACGGGGCGCCACCCTCGACAGCGGCAACGGCGGCGGTTATGCCGTCGCACCACACGTCAGCGTCGGCGACGACGACCAGGTCGGCGCCGCTCGCTGCCACCGCGGGGTTCACCGCGTCGGCTTTGCGCCACGGCCCGCAGCCGCCCGTCTCTGCAACTGTCGCGGCGAAGCCGGCGTCGAGCCAGCGGCCCAGCACCCAGGCGAGCGCCCGGTCCCGGTGCGGGCAGCCGCCACGCCACGGGATCACAACCTCGACGTTCACACGCCGGCCCACACCGGGTCGGCGACCAGCGGTTCTTGCCGCTCGCCGTCGATAACGACCGTCTCCCACGGCACCCGCCGCCAGAACCACTTGCGGTAGATGTTGTCGACGACTTCGGCCTCGCCGCGTTCGTCGAGGATGGCGCCCCACTGGCGCCAGTGCGCGCCATGGTCGGCGGGCAGACGGTCACCGGCCGCCCGGTACGCCTCCGCGCCGTTACGGACCTTGCGCACGAACTGCTCGGCGGACCGGTACGGGTAGTGGTGCACCGTCAGACTTTTCGGCACGCTCGCCGCGACGACACCGCTGTACGACGCCCCATGGTTGCCCTGATGGATGACCAGATCGGGCCGCCACCGGCACGCCACCTTCGGCAACGGCAACGGGTGGGCGCGACGCCAGCCCATACGCTTCGTCGGACACGTCTCACCATCGCGGTCCATGCCGGTCGGGACGTGGTCCCACAGCTCGGCCTCGGCGCACATCATCCCCGGCCCGATGTCGGCGAGGATGTCCGCGACACGCCCGAAATGCGAGCACCACCATTCGTCCGCGTCCCACGGGATCACCCAGTCGGCGCCCATCCCGCCAGCCACGCCCGCCAGCCGGGTCATCTTCTCGGACTGCAAATAGGCCGGCTCGGGATCGTCGAGCACGGTCAGCGGCAGATCACGGACGAGATCCTCGAGGATCTCGCGGGTGCCGTCGACGCTGCGGTTGTCCGCGACGATGACGTGGTCGACCTGGCGGGCCATGTTGCGTGTTGTCGACTCGATGATGTCGGCTTCGTCGCGCACCATCGCCACACCGATCGCGGTCACCTGTGCGCCTCCCATATCGTCGGATGGACGACCCGCCGAGGCGGGCAGTCGTCAGTCCACAGATCCATGCCCGCCACGAGCAGGTTCTGCCGGTAGCACGCCTGCACCTGCGGGTCCGAGTGGTCCCAAATCCGCCAGCGGAGAAAGCCGCTCACGTCGCGGCCATAGGCCTCGAACCTGGCAGACCAGTAGTCGGGCCACTGTTCGTTTATGTGGCCCACACCGCCCTGCCCCGGCGTCGCCGCCGAGAACAACACGATCGGGGCGAGTTCGCACAGCTCGGCTACCAACCCGTCGGCCCGGTCAGCGGGCAGATGCTCGGCGACTTCGAGGCAGACGGCCAGGTCGAACTGGCCGAGCGCCCCGGTGTCGAGCGGCCGGCGCAGATCGCGCGGCACCCAGCGGTCGAGCAGGCATGGCGTCTCCGCGCCGTCGACACCGACAGCAGCCCAGCCTTCGGCCTCGAACCGCTTCGCGAACCAGCCCTCACCGCAACCGACGTCGATGACGCTGCCCGGCTCGCCGCCGAACAGCTCGTCGATAACGAGCGGGACGATGGCATCCGCCGAAGCGACCGACCCGGCACGAATCAGTTCGAAGAACCCCGCGTCGTACACGCAGCCTCCATGGCCAGTCTACTCAATAGCCCACACCGATCCGTTCGCCTCCGATGTGGTGCACCCATTCGCCCGAACCGCGGGCGCCCCAGTAGGCGCACATCGCCTTCGGGTCGGCGAACAGCCTGGCTGACCAGACACCCTCGGAATGTGCGCCCTCGGGCCAGCCGAGAGCGCACAGGTCGGTGCGGTGCAGCGACGGGTTCGTCGTCCAGAACATGCGGTGCGTGAGCATGTCGTGTCCGGCGATCGTGGCGTCGTGGAACTCGCCGGGTCGGAGTTCGACAACGCCGCCAGCTTCGATCTCCTCGGGGTTCCACGGCTGGCGGCGCAAAGCGACCTGGCGCAGTCTCGGCTCGGCCTCCATCGCCTCGACCATCCCGCTCAGATCGACATGATGGGTGAAAGTGAAATCGTCCTCGGTGGAGAACACCCACCGTTCGGACACGCGCTTAGCGAGCCACTGCCAGATCCGCTGGTATGCCGGCCCGAAACCCGAGCGGGGCCCGTCGCCGAGGATCACCCAGCCGTCCCCGCCGAACCGTTTCCGCAGCCACATCCGGTAGCTGGCGTCCCCGGAATCGTCGTGAATCACTCTGAGCGAGATCGGCCCGTCGAGCTGCGCCAAAGCGGACGGGATGGTCTGCTCGATGCACGCCCGCCGCCCATCCGTCATCACCAGCAGGACGATCACGTCACCCCCAAAGAGATCCGCCGATGCCACCACACCCGCGCCGCCTGCGGCATCCCCCGGTTACGGCTCTTCGGGCGCACCCACGCCCGGTAGACCGCTGCGGGGACCGCCTCGACCGACGCCCCGGCGCGCCACATGCGCAGCCACAGGTCCCAGTCCTCGTAGATCGGCCAGTCACGCCAGCCGCCCGCCTCGCGCACCAGCCTGGTGCGGGCCAACGCGCCGACGACCAGCCAGTTGCCGGCCTCCAAGCATTCGCCGGTGCAGTCGTGATCGTGGCCGGCGACGCGGGGCATCTTCGGGTGCACGTCAGGGCCGAGCACGGAAACGTAACGCACGGCGGGGGCGCGCAGATCGGCGGCCCCGCCGGCCATCGCGTCGAAGTATCCGGGTTCGAGTTCGTCGTCGGCGTCGAGGTGGCACACCCATTCGGTGCCGACCATGCCGAGCGTCTGGTTGCGGGCTTCGTGCAGCGTGCGGCCGTGGGCGTGGACGACGGGCACGCCGAGCCGTTCCGCTGACGGGACCGCCCGCTCGCGGGCGAGCGCCTGCCATTCGTCGCCGCCGAAGGTCGCTACGGCGACGGTCACGTCGAGCATGTGACCTGCTCCCACAGGTGGCGCCGCCGCTCGAAAACGAGCCTGCCCTGGGCCATGCGGAGACGTTGCGCGGCGTAAAGCGGATCCATCGGCGCCTTGCCCCAGTTCGGGTGCAAGTGCTCGACGATGCTGCCCGTCGCGTGCGCCCACACGCCCCGCATCTTCGCGGTGGCGACCATCTCGTCGTCGACCCATTCGTGCGGGTAGCCCTCGTGGAGGACTTTGCCGGGCTCGTCGATCGTGCCGTGCTCGTCGACATAGGCGCGGGTGACGAGCATGTGCGTCGCGTGGTCGCCGGACATCACCCGGGCGTTGCCGAGATCGTTGGTGCCGACAACCTGCGCGCCTTCGGCCAGTTTCGACTCGGCGGACTCCAACCAGCCTGGGTGGAAGCGTAGGTCGTCGGCACCGAGGAACAGGATAGGCTCGTCGCTCGACCGGTGCGCGGTGTTGATCTTGCGGGCCCAGTCGCCGGGCATCACAGGCCGGTCGATGACCAGCAGGTCGGCGCCGGTCGCCTTGCAGGCGTCATGCTCCGCGGTGTCGCCGGGCGAGGCGACGAACAGCAGCCGGTAGGCGCCTTCTGGTGTCGCAGCGGCGAGCGACTCGGCGAGCGGCGCCGCGTTGTGCGGGCGGCGCAGCACCGGCACGACGACCAGCACCCGGGCTGTCACCCCTCGACCACCCGCAATGGCACCTCGAAATGGTGCGTCGATTCGCCTGGCCGGCGCGCCGGGTTCGGCGGGCCGACCACCTCGAACGTGATGCCAGACCAGACGACCCGGTCCGTCGCAGCGATGTCTTCGCATGCGAGGAAGAACCCGACCCAGTCGGACACCTCGCCGTCGCGTGACGTTGTGACCTCGCTCGAGGTGCGCTGGCTAACCCAGCCGACCGTCGCTGTCGACGTCGGCGAGGCCCAGTCGCGGATCGTGTTGCCGTAACGGTCGACGGCTATTGATGACCGGAGGATCGTGACCGGGTCGACGATCAGGCTGTCGATGCTCACCGGCCTGCCGTCCACGCCACGGCCGGCAGCGGCGGGAACGCCCGCCGTAGCCGGGCCTCTTCGGCGGCCATGAGCCCGCCCGCGCCCTGCGCCGCCGCCGAACCCATGCTGTAGCTGTAGCCGGCGATCGTTTCTTGCTGGATGCCGGACCGGTCAGCGGGCTGGCCGAACGCCCGGGCGGCCATCTGAGCGACCATGCCGACCACCCATGACGGGGCGCTGTCACCCGAACGGGTGAGCGTGATATCGACCACGTCAACCGCAGAGCCGTCCTGGTCGAAGGCGAGCGGCTGGCTCAGCATGACGAGATGCATCCCATCCCACGTGCCATCCAGGTCAGTGCCTGTGATCGTTTTCACCGCAGAGACGGCGGAGATGTCGCGCATGGCGAGCCACACTCTGCCGTCGCGCACCGACCGGCGGATCGTGCCGGTCCACATCCCGAACGGCCGCCCGGTGACCTGCCGCACCGCCGAGGATGCCTGGTCGAGCAGGGCCGTAACGCGGGTCTGTTCGGCGACGGTGAGTGTCCGACCGAGCGCGTTCTCGACGTCGGCGTATGTCGCGATAGCCGCCATGCACCCTCCACTGTTCTATGGGGAATGGCCTGGTCGGGGCAGGGGGAAGCGGAGACCCCCACCCCGACCAGATCAATCAGCTGCCAGACAGGTTCATCAGGCGGACGTAGGACTCGACGTCCTCGCAGTAGAAGCCGTACTCGGCCTCTGCGCGGACGGCGATCAAGTTGTGCTCCCACAGCGAGGTCAGCGTGCCGTTGATCGTCACGGACGCCTGGTTCGACGTGGAGTAGTTGATGCCGCCGACGACGCCCCACACGCACTTCGACCAGTCGCCCGCGTAGCCGACGACGGTGGTCAGGTCAGTCGTCGCGACACCGTCAGACATCCACGTCTCACGGCCCATCGTGCGGCCACGGCGGGCCAGCTGGGTCGGGTTCGACGCCGCCGGGGCGGTGTCGACGAGAGGGCTGTCGATGAAGATCGGCCTGCCGTTCGTGTCGATGGACGCGTTCAGGGTCGGTTCGACGATGTCGTCGAAAACGAACCCCGTCAGACGCTTCCCGTCGCCAGCGAGCAGGAACAAGGCGTTGTTCAGGTCGGCCCACACGCCGCCCGTCGCGCTCGACGACGCGCCGAGCTCGACAGCCTTCGTGGACTGGTCGAGATACATGCCGAACGGGGTCGACGTGCCGTGCAGCACCGCGGAGTCGAACGCCGTGGCGAACGCCTCGGCGATCTGCGGGCGGATCAGGCCGATGTAATTGCCGGGGTTGGCCCGGACGACCTCTTCCGAGACCACCGCGATCGCGGCAATCTTCTTCGGGGTCATCGTGCGCAACGCCATCGTGCCATCGCTCGCGGCCTTCTGTCCGGCCTCAGAAACCCACGCCGCGGCCATCTTGCCGGTGACGACGGGGATCTCCTGGCCGGACGCGCCGAGCGGGACCTGACGGGCGATCGACTGGACGACGCTCATGCGCGCCGCCTCGTCGAAGTACGCCTGGGCCCGTTCGGGCTGGATGAAGCCGGAGAAATCGGTGGTAACAGTTGCGGCGGTGATCGCCATTCGGGGACCTCACAAGGGTCAGCCCGGCCGTATCGGGGCCGGGCGGGGTGGTCTTAGGGGCTGAGCCCGACCAGTCGCTTCAACGCGTCGCCGAGCCCGTCGTCTCCGAGCGGGGCCGAAGTCGCTCCGCCACGCCCTGCGCCCTGGCCGATGTCGGCCACAGGCAGAGGTGAGGGCAGCACAGGAGACGGGGGAGGCGGTACGAGACCGTCGACGAACGCCTTCACAGCGTCCGTGTCGACGGTCGCCCCGTCGCCGAGGAAACGAGCCACGTCGATCGCTTCTGTCAGCGTCGAGAGCGTCTCGTCTGGCAGCCGGCCGGCGGCAGCGGCACGAATCTCCGCGTGGACGAGTTTCGCTCCGACGTCGCGGAGGATGCCCTGTCGGGCGGCCTCGGCGGCGTCAGCGACGGCCCGTTCCTGCTCGGACATGGCTTCCCGCTTGACCCGCTCCAACTCGGAGACGGCGTCTTTGTTCGCCTTTGCCCGGTCTTCGTGCTTGCGCGCCTGGGCTTTCCAACGCTCCAGTTCTTCTTGTGCGGCTTGAAGCTGCGCAGCGATGGTCTCGTCGGCGCCCCCTGCGGGACCTGTCGCCGTCGGTTCGGTCTGCTGCGGTTCGGTCGGGGTTGCGTCCCCTGCGGGACTGCCAGCGCTGGGCGCTGGCGTGTTGGTGTCAGCCATGCGGCTCCTTTGGTGGTGGCCCGTGCGGGCCGGTTAGAGATCGTCGGGACCGGTGAACGTGTCGCCGCGGCGGACCAGGATCGGGCCCAGTTCGCCGTGCTCATGAGTCGCGATCAGGTTCCGGAAATCGGCGACGCGGCGCCCGGTGGCGTCCGTCTCGCCGAATCGTTCAGCGATGCGGGACTGGAGGTCGTCGAGCGTGTCGGGAGCGAGCACCCGGCCAGGATCCGCCGCCCCTTTGATCGGGGCTACGCCACAGTCACAGCCGGGATGGACCGGCAGCAGGTCGCCGCGGCGGTAACGCTGCGTGCTCGCCAGCACGCACAAGGCGCACGACGACCCGCCCGACAGGACCCGCCGGAAACCGACGACGCCGTCACGACGGCGCAGCACGTCACGCGCGGCGTGCGTCCGAGCCAACTGCAAGTCCGTGCGCACGCCCAGTTCGGCGCGGGCACGCCCATGGGCGACGGCCACCTCGAGCGGCGCGCCGTTCGCCAGCGACCTCCACACCCTCGCACCCGCCCGTTCGAGCACCTCCGCCGCTGGCACACCACGAGCGCCCGTAGCTACCGCCCTCGACACGCCCAACGGGCGCACCGTGGACCCCTCGTCCAGCGACAGCAGCGCTGCCAGCCACGCGTCTTCCGTCGCCGCCGAAGCGACCTGGCCTGCCTCGACAACCGCCGCGGACTGCGCCGCCCACTGGGCGACGTCGTCGCCACGCCACGAACCGAGCGCATCCCACGAAGCGAGAACCCGGGCGCCGGTCAGCGCACGAATCGACGCGTGACGGGCGGCGAACAAGGAGAACAGTCGGCGAAGTTCAGCCTCCGAAGCCATCAGGCACCGGGACGGCAGGAGCCGCCAGGATCGCGTCCGTTAGCCGTTCGGCCTCCATGCGGTCAACCTGCTGCGGCGAGAAGCCGAGAACGTCCTGCATCACCGTCCGCCATGGCACACCGGCCGCTGTCGCCTTCGACGCGGCGTCGTACCTCTCGCCGAGCGAGAACCGTTCGACAGGCGCCCACAGCACCTCCATGTCCGGCATCGCCGCCCGCTCGGGATCGCCAGCGAACCTGAACGCGTAGGACATGACCCGCTCCCACGCCTCGGTCATCTGCGAGATGCGGTCCTCGGTGCGGAACACGAGCCCTTCGCGGGCCAGCGACGCGCCCTCCGCCGAACCTGACGCGGCGTCGGGCGACAGGTAGAAAAGCGGGGTGCGTGTGACCGCCGCTAGGTTCTGCACGTCGTCCTTGATCGCCTGGCGGACCGGGCCGAGATCGACCTGGCCCGATTCCCACATCTCCGCCGTTTCGGGCAGCAGCCACAACGCGCCCGGATCAGCGGCGAAAATGTCGGAGTAGTCGATCTCGTTGCCGTTCTCGTCGGCGTTCGCCATGCCCTTCACTGCCCGCTGGCGGAACGCTTGCAACGTGGCGATCTGGAGCTGTTGGAGGACCTGGTAGTCGATCCGGTCGAGGATCGACAGGTGCGCTTCGATCTCGCCCTGCGGGCCGCCCTTGATCGACGGCTTATTCGCGAACTCGACGACGGGTACGAGACTGTCAGGGACCCGCACCGGCTCGTCCGCCGCCCGCCACTCCGACGGGGCCAGCAGCAGCGGCGCGTCGGGCCGGTTCGACCCGTGGATCCGCTCGAAACGCCACACCTCACCCGGGAGGTACACGTAGGCCCGGTCGATGCCGTCCTCGCGGAACAGCTTCAGAGCCGCACGCGCCCGCCGCCGGTACACCTGATGCGGAGCGACGATGACTTCGGCAGGGTCCTCGATCGAGATGACCGGCGCGCCGATCTCAGGGTCGACACCGCCGACGATCACGAAAGCCCGGCCGAGACCCAACGCGGCGCGATGCACCAGCGCCGAGTCGGCGTCCAAACTGTTCGCCTGCCAGATCCGCCACGCCTGCTGGTCGCCGTCCTGCCCGCCGTCCGCCCCGGTGCGGAAACCAACCGGGCGCATCCGCTCGCGGGGCGCCTCGACGACGAGTTCGGCGAAGTTCGTGCCGCTCATCGCCCGCAACTTGGAATAGGCGAACCGGGTGGCTTTCGTCGCCAGGTTCGGCGCGAGATGGGTCCCGTCGATGTAGTCGGCGAGGTCGGCGAGATGGCGGCGCCGGTCGAGCAGCTCCGCGCCGAGGCGTAGCAGCCACCAGCCCGGCGCGCCGGTCCGGCCCCACATAGCGTCGGACGGATCAGCCGCTTGGAGCGCGACAGCGAGATCAGCCATTCACCCTCCTCAGGTCAGATAATGCGCCGAGGCGCGAAAGCCGCTCTGCGCTGGCTGACACCGCCAGCCACCGCGTCGAGCCGGCCCTGCCAGGCCAGAACCGCGGCCACCGCCGCGTCGATCTTCCTAGGCGAATCGGGATGCTCCTTACGGATCTGGATCCCGGAACGAGTCGGATGCCTGCGCGCGTTGAGCACGTGGCGCGTCAGAACAAAAGAGCCGTCATGGGTCAGCTCGCGGTCGACGACCGCCGAATGCATCTGCTCGAGCGCCCGGACGACAATGCCGGACCGGCCGCTCGACATCCACCACTCGCACGGATGGTCGCGTGACGCCTTCACCCGCAGCTTCGTGCCGAAATCGCGCTCCCACGCCGCGACCCACGTCTCCCACTTCGCCGGGTCGCAGTAGAACGCGCACACGTCCCAGCGGGCGAACGCCTGGCGGACCGCCGCGTCGACCTCGGTCGTGGGGACCTGCCACCCGTTCCCGGCGACGCCTTGCGGCTGTTCCCACACGGCCACCTCGAAGAGATGCCCGTCCGACACGCGGCAGCCGATCAGCGCCGTCGCGTCCGTCACACCCCGGGCCCGAGATCGCGACCCGTCGAACCCGAGCGTGATCAGGTCCCGGTCGGCGACGACCTTGCCGGCGTCAGCGCACCCCGCCCATTCGGGCTGCGTGAGCCACGAATCGGCGCTCGACGTCCTCTGGTTCAGCCAGAACCGGCGGGAGTCGGACGGGTCAGAGCGGGGATCCCATATTTCGTGCATGATCCGCTCGATGTCCATCACCGGCCAGAAATCGCCGTACACCTCGCGCAGTGCCGCCTCGAGCGACTCGGGGTCTCCCATGTCGACATCGGCCGGGGCCTCCCGGTGGTCCCACAGCAGGCGGGCGGCGCGCACCTTGCCTTCGGCGATCTGCGAAGCGTAGGCGTGCGATTTCTCCGCGACGCTGTCCTCGCCCGGCGCGTACATCGTCGACGTTTCCAACGACCACGGCTCCGACGCTCGGCGCTTGCCGAGGTTGCGGCGCACCGTCGCGACCATCCGCTGATGCTCGGGCAGCACCAGCAGGTGCGACTCGTCGACAACGACGAACGTCTCCTTGCCGCCGTCTTTCGACGCGTTGCCCGAAGTCGACGGGCGGATCTCTCCGCCGCCCGGCAGGAACGTCCTCGTCAGGCCCGCAGCGTCACCGGACAGGTCGGCGCCAAGCTCGCACTCCTTGAGGTTGTAATAGACGTTGTCGTAGGTGTTGCCCGCCTGTTGTTCCTCTGTGGCGAGGCAGCGGATGAACGGCGACTGCACGACCCTGCCGAGCGGCTCGCCAGGGGGGCGCGGCTCGCTCTCCCAGCCCCGCCACCGGTACGTCTCGCCGCCCTGCGCCCACCCGGCGAACCTGGCAGGGCCCAACGCCTCGAACAACACCAGGAACCCGGCGAGCTCGGACTTCGCCCGGCCCTTCGCCCGGCTGAGGAACGCAGAGTCGTACAACCTCCGACCGCTCACGTCGAGGGCGTAGCAGTCGACCACGAACCCGGCGAACTCGTCGTCGAGACGGACCGGATCGCCTTGCACGTCGCCGGGACCGTGACGGCACCACCGTTCGATCCATTCCACCGCCAGCCAGCCGAGCGACCGTTTCCGGTCGTGGTCGGGGGCGGTGATCCGCTCACGCACCGACCAGGCGCTGGCGGCGCTCAGCCAGCGACGACACGCCAGCATCCTGGACCGGCGCAGCGGCCCGGTCGGCGCCGTCATCGACGATCTTCCACCGCAAAGCGGCGAGCCCCTTCGGAGTCAAACCGAGCCGGTCGTCGGCCTCCATCATCGACTTGCGAAACCGGAGCAGCATGCCCGGCTCTTCGGCTGTGGCGATCTCGTCCTCGAGCTGCGCCCGGCCAGCGATGAAGGCCAGGTCGCCGTCGGACCACGCCGCAGCCTGCGGCGTCGCCCACGCCCACCGCCACCACGCCCGACCCTTCGGGCCGATCTTGACCCACGCGGGAGGTTTCGGCGCAGGCCCGGGACGGCCCGTGGCGGGCAGGTGTGTGGTCGGGATCGTCGGCGCGTTGCGGCGCACACGATCAGGGTTCGGTAGCGGTCCTGTGGGCATGACGGGTTCCTCCCATGCGGGATGGCGGAGCGGCCCTTGCGGGCCTTCTTACGATCATCCGAGGTCGTCACCGATCTCGATGCGGACCCAGCCGACCGTCGGCGCTGACAACGGGCCGCCCGACACGTCCAGCTCGAACTCGCCGTCGAAAACGCCAACGGTGTCAGTGTCGCCGGCCTGCCACACATACCGGAGGCGGGCCACGCCGTCAGTGACCGAAACGACTGTCGCAGCCTGACGGTTGACCTTGAGCGCTGTACCGCCATGCGACCTCATCAGGAAAACGGCTGGGGTCACACCGGCGGTCACAAGGTCGCCGATGTCGAACGCCGTGCTGCTGTAGGTCACGTCGACCTCGAGGATGGGTAGGAGGTCGTCTTGTTTCATGCTGTGCACGGTGGTCGCGACGCCTGACACCTGGCCCCCTCGGATGACAGCGGCGGTCAGCCGCCTGACGATGACAGTGGACGAGACGGTCGGGCTGACGACCACGGCGCCGACTGCCGGGCTGACGACTGTGACAGCGGCGAGCCCTCCGCCGCTGTCGAAGGACAGGACCGGGCGGGCTGCTGCCGTGACGGCCGCGGTTTCTGCGGTGACCTCGATGGCGGGCGCTGGGCTGGCCGACGTGACGGCCGCTGTGGCGGCACCGGCGGCGGCTTCGACGCTCGACGACACGATCTGCACGGTCGCGTCGGCTGCTGTGGCGGCACCGGCGGCGGGCAGCGCCGGGGCGCTGACAGCCGGCGAGGTAGGCGACGCGATGCCAATGACGGTGGCGGCGCCTGCCGTGGCGGCGGTGCCGCCAGAGGTCTGAGCGGTCGCGTCGTGCGCCGTTCCCGCTGTCGAGGCGGGCCCGGCGGTAGAAGCGATCGTGGTGGTCGGATCGTGGCCGGCGGCCGTGCCGTCCGAGGATCCCGCCGTCGCAGTGATCGTTGTGGCGGCGGTCGGGTCATGCGCTGACCCGGCTGTGGTCGCCGCCTGCGGGACGGGTTCGACGATCGCTGCTGGCGAGAACGCGGCGGCGGCGCCCGCCGCGTGTTCTGCGGCTGCGGCGACGTTGTCGCCGGTTGTCGCCGTCGCGTCGACCGCCTGGCCGGACGCGGTGGCGGCCGTCGGCGTCGTTGTGACCGTCGCTGCGGGACCAGCAGCGGTGCTCGTAGCGGGGGCGGTGCCCGCCTGCGCTTCGACGCTGGTCGTGGCGGTGGCGTCGTGCGCCGACCCGGCCGCTGTCGACTGGGCGGCGGTCACCGCGACCGAGGCTGCCGCGTTGGCGGTGGTGGCCGTCGCGTCAGACTGCGACGAGATCGGCGCTACAGCCGCGGACGTCGCCGCTGCTGTAGCGCTCACCGCCGCTGTTTCTGCTAGCGCCTCGATCGTGGTCGTAGCGGTGGCGTCAGCGGCGGCGCTGGTAGCGGAAGCGGCGCCGGACGTGATCGTGACCGCGGTGGATGGCGGCGAGGCGGCGACGGTCGCGACGGCGGCATCGGCGGTGGCGTTGGTCTGGCCCGACGCCGAGACGGTCGCGTCGTGCGCCTGGCCGGTCGATGTGGCGGGTGCGACGGTCGCCGCTACCGCAGCATTGGGCCCGGTCGCCTGCCCGGATGCCGCTGCGGTTTCCGCGACGGCCTCGACGCTGGTCGTAGCGGTGGCGTCGTGCGCCGACCCGGCCGCTGTCGACTGGGCGGCCTGCACAGCCGTCGAGGCGGCCGTGTCTGCGGCGGTCCCGGCCGCCGCCGCCAGCCCGGCAGTGGTGGCGACGGTCGAGGTCGCATCCGTTGCGGTCGCCGAGCCAGACGCCGATCCGGCAGCAGCGGCGACGCTCGTCGTGGCGGTGGCGTCGTACGCGACGCCGGTGCTGGCAGCGGTCGCCGCTGTCAGAGCGGTCGCCGCTTGCGGGGTCTGCGCTTGGCCGGTGCCGGCAGCAGCCCCGGCGGTAGCGTTGACCTGGTCGGAGGTGGTCGCTGTCGCGTCGCTGCTGGTGCTGGTCGCTGCCGCGGTGGCGGGCGTCGCCGCTGCTGTCGCGGTGAGACCCGACGCTGTGCCCGTGGCGGTGGCGGTCGTAGCAGGCGCGGAGACCGAGACGGCGCCGGTGGCGGCGTGAGCTGTGCCGGTCGCGGTGGCGGTGGCCGCCAGCGCAGCGACCGAGGTCGTCACGGTGGCGTCCGACGCGGCGACCGTGCCGGTAGCCGCGTCCGCGCTCGGCCCGATCGTCGTTTGCGGGTTGGACGCGGCGGCTGTCGCGGTCGAGGCTGTCGCGGCGGCGGCAACGCTGGTCGTCGCGGTCGCGTCGTAGGCGGCGCCGGTGCTGGCAGCGGCGCCGGATGTGACCGTGACCGTGGGAGACGGCTGCGAAGCGGTAGCGACGGCGGCGGCGGTCGCTGCGGTGGCGTTGGTGGACGCCTCGGTCGACACCGTCGCGTCGGATGCGGAGGCGGAAGCGGTGGCGGCGGCCGGGCCGGTCGAGACGTCGGCGGCGGCGGTCGACGCGGTTGCGGTGGTCGTGGCGGCCTGGGCGGCGGCGTCGACGGCGGCGGTCGCGGTGGCGTCGAGAGCGGCGGCGGTAGTAGCAGCTGTGGTAGCGGTGGGGGCTACTGATGCGTTCGGCGCGTTCGCGTTCGCCAAGCCCGACGCGGTGCCGAGCAGCGGCGCGACAGCGTCCGAGGCGTCATAAGCGGCGACGCCCACGGCAGCGGCGGAGGCAGTAGGAGCGATCGTCGTCGTCGCACCAGCAGCGGCAGCGGTCGCGGTCGCGGTGGCGGCCGAAGCGGCAACCGACCCGGCGACAGCGGACGCCGAGCCAGTGGCGGTGGCGGTGCCCGTCTGAGCGGCGATGCTGGCCGTCGCGTTGTTCGCGGTGGCCGCCGCGGTGGCGGTCTCGGCGGCGGCGTTCGTCGCTGTCGTGATCGAAACGGTCGCGTCGCCCGCTGTGGCGGCGCCGGCTGCGGCGCCGGCGGGCGCCGCGATGCTGGTCGTGGCGCCGCTCGAGGTGCCCGCGGCGGTGGCGGCCTGCGCGGTTGCCGCGACGGTGATAGTGGCGTCGCTCGCCGTGCTGGTAGCGGCGGCGGCCTCTGCGACTGTCGCGACGCTAGGAGTCGCGCCGCTCGCGGAGGCCGCCACCGTGGCGGCCTCGACGACGGTCGCGATGGTGGTAGTAGCGTCGGACGCTGTGCTCGACGCTGCGGCGTGGCCGGCGTCGACGTTTGTGCCGCCCGCCTCAGCGTTGACGGTCGCGTCGTGCGCCGCTGCGGAGACCTGGGTTGCCGGGTCGGCGTAGCTGTTGATAGCGGTGGCGCTGGTCAGCGCTTCGGTGAGTCCCGAGTCGAGCTGCACCGCGGCACGACCAGCGGGGTTCCCGCCGACAGCGGTTGTGACGACAGCGACCCGGACCGCCGAGCCGGACAGGCCCGTGCATGAGACGGTGACGACGATGTCCTCGCCGGTCGATGACGTGACCGACCAACCGGTCGAGTTGATGCCACGTTGCGTGTCGCCAGTGTCGAGCACCGCGACCGAGTCGATGGTCGGGTCGCCGGTCCCGGACTGTTTGCGGGCGCGGAGCGTGACCTGCACGGTCTGCGAGCCGATCAGGTCAGCGGCGAACGCCTCGGTCTGCCACGTGTGCGACCACGACGTGTTACCTGTGTCTTCGGTGAAGGTCGTGTCGGTCGCGCCGAGCGCGTTGTCGGGCGTCGTGCAAGACCCGGTGACCGACGAAGTGAACCATGTCGTGTCCACCGTCGGGGTCGACACCGACGCGCCCTGACCTCGAGCGGACGCCTCAGCGCGGCCCGCGGATGCCTTGACGCTGGTGGTCGCATCGGACGCCGTACCTGTCGCGGACCCGGCACCAGCGGCGGCCTCTTTCGACAGGACTACCTCGACGTCGGACGCCGAGACGGCAGCCATGGCGGTCTCCGCGGCGACTGAGACGCCAGCGGTAGCGGTCGCGTCGGACGCCTGACCGGTCGCCGCCGCGACACCCGCGGACGCCCTGACGCTGGTGGTCGCACCGGACGCCTGACCGGTCGCCGACGCTGACACGGCCACCGGCAGCGCCACACGCAACGTGTTGATGATGTAGGTGAACTCGGCGTTATTCGCCGGGCTAGGGGGGCCGGAAGGCCAAACGTTGCCAGCGAAGATGCCCGCCCTCGTGACGGTCAGAGTGTGCGCAAACGTCCCTCTGACCGTCCACGACGAACGGTCCGCGGACGTGCTGAAAGTCCACGTGTTACCGGTCCGGTTGACACGGATCGCCGTGACCGACCCGGCAGTAACGTTCACGTTCGCCTTTGTCGTCGACGTCCCCGACGTCGTTGTCGCCGCGAACGCCTTCTGGTTCGTGCCGTCGTGGAACGTGTCGAACCGGATCCAGTTCGACGAGTCCTGCTCGATGAGAACGCCCTGCAACTGGTACTTCTGCGTCGGCTGGTTCTCGAGCGCCAAGTCGAGCTCGAAGTCGTCGTTGGCGATCGGCTGAGTGATGCGAAGGGAGTTGTTCGTGTCCCAGGCGTCGTGCTCGTTCGCCCCCCCGGGCACGGCCAGGGTCACGACGCCGCCACTGACGCTCACCGTGCCGCCATCGCCGACCGGGTCCGTCACGGTCCAACGCGGGTCCAGTGACACGCCGTCGAAGTAGTCGGAGACGAACTCCCCGGCGCTCACTACCGTCGCACTGGACGCCTGACCGGTCGCCGATGCGGCACCAGCGGCGGCGTTCGTCGCGACGACCAGCGCAGCGAGCGGGACGCTGCCCAGCTCGACCTGGGCGCCGTCGAAGAACCGGCGGGATGGCATCAGACCGCCATGAAGCGCACGTCGCCCCCCACCGAGGGTGTCAATGCCAAGCCCGGAATGACCATCCAGAACAGGCAGGCGTCATCGACCACTTCGGGCACGCCGCCGAACATGCCGCCATCGGCGAGCGAGAGACTGGTCTGACCGGACGCCGTATCGACCATGAAAGCGGCGAGCGGCCTGAACAATGTCACCCCGAAGTTCCCCGCGGAACCTGTCGTCGATAGGACGGTGACGGACTCAACCGACCGGAAACCGGTGTCGCCGGCCTGCGGCGGGATGAGCACGAGGCGGCTCAACTCGCGGAAGTTCGCGCTCCCGAACACGACCGCCGTCGACGTGCGACCCGACGTGCCCGCCTGATTCGTGTAGGACACGGTCACCGACGCGGCGGTCGTGCCGACCGCCGCGTAGATCGACAGAGCACACCACACGCCCGCGCCGGACGTGTAACGCGTCAACGCCGCCGTCGGCAAGTTCGTCGTCTGCGGAGTTGTCACCGTGCCGGACAAGCCGCCCTGATGGGACAGGCGGTCGCAGAGAACCCACAGGCCCGCCATCGTCGTCGCGAGCCGACCGCCGACAATGTACGACTGTTCGCTGTCGGCATCCGATTGGCCGAGCGCTCCAGCCGTGGACCGCGTCGGTACTACCGCTGTCGACGGCGCCGCGCCGAGGAGCGGCAACGACTGCCACAGATCCCAGACCCGTCCGGCGATACCGGTCGTAACGCCCAACTTGTGGAACGGGGCGAGTTCTCGTGGGCCGGTCAGCGCGGCGGCGTAAGCATCCCAGTCCGCGAGTGCGCCCATATCACGCCTCCACCGTCGACACGCACCCCATGACCTCCGGGGAGGTCGTCAAGGACGGCAGCCACAGCAGCCCGAGACAGGCATCCGTCGCGATCTCCGGCAACCCGGGTAGGCCGGTCGTGAAGTCCCGCCAGGCGCCAACCCCAGCAGTGGAAATGGCGGACGTCGCGAGCGGGCGGGCGATCGTGATCCCCCACGCGCCCGCCGTGCCAGTCGACCCGGCCAGCGTCGCGGACTGCACGGACTGCACGCCCGTGTCTCCCGACTGCAACGGCACCATGCGGATCTGGTTGCCTTCACGGAACCAGGTACCGCCGATCGCGACCGCCGTCGACGTGCGACCGGAGGTAGCCGACTGGTTCGTATAACTGACGGTCACCGTCGTGCCCGTAGACCCGAGAATGGTCGTGGTATTACCGTAGATCTCATACCACATGATGTTCCCGGTGCCGCCCGTGTAGCGGGTCAGCGTCCCCGTAAACGACTGCGCGCCGGTCGTCGTGCCCGACAAGTTCCCGTTCGCGCCCAGCCGGTCGTACAAGATGAGCGTGCCCGCGACGAGACCCGTCGCGGCGAACTGGACAAGCCACTTCTGACGGCCACCGCCCGGGTCGGCCTGCAACAGCCCGCCCGCGGTCGTGTTGTCCGGGTTTGCCCACGTCGTCGGCGCAGACCCAGCCCCCGGGAACCCGTCGTAGGTCCACAGGCTGTACGGCCGACCCGCGATCGGAATCGCGACGGGCGCGGCGCCACCGATACGCGCGACCTTATGAAACCAGAGGTTCTCCGGCGTCCCGGAATTGCCGCCCGTCATGCGGTTGACGAGGTCGGACAGGTCAGAAATCGCGGTCATCTGTTCCCTTCCGTCTCGCCACTGCGCCGATCAGGCGACGCTGAAACTGAGGATCCCAGCGGCGTTCCACACGACAGTGAACGTGCCGTTCGTCACCGAGTTCGACCCGCCGAAGTAGTTGTAACAGATCCCATAATCGCCGACCACCGTGTCGTCGTAGACCAGGCAGCCGAACACGCTGGCGAGATCCGCGGCGGAACCCGACGCCGTGTCCGTCGCGTCATAGGTGATCGTCGTCGTCGCCGACGTCACATCATGCCCCGACAACGCCACACCGGCCTGCGCCCACTGCCCGGCTTCGTAAACCTCGTTCGCCGTCGCCCACTGGTCGACGTTATACGCCGAGTTCGCGAGACTGACCGTGTTGTCCGGCGTGATCGAGTTGTTGAACAAAGCGACTTTCGGCACGTCAGTATCGAGATCGAAAGCTGTCGTACGGTCGAGCGCACCGACGACAAACGCCGTGAACACCTTGCTGTTGGACCAGGCCATGGCTACGCCTCTTTTTCGTGACTGTGACTGATACGGATGGTCGCGTCGGCGGCGCCAACACGGCCGGCGGGCACCGACCCGCCGGGCACACGCGGTGGATCTGACAACGGGCCCAACCCGGCGACAGCTGCCTCGGCGGCGTCCATCACCGCCCGGGCCTCATCGACACGAACACGAGCAAGACCCCGCTCGCCCTCGAGCGACACCAGCTCGGCCCGCAACCGGACCTCGCGGACGTCAAGAGCATCAACAGCGTTCAACGCCTCGGCGTACACCCGACGCTGATACGCCGCCACCGCCGCAGCCTTCTCAGGAGTCGTCACAGCACACCTTTCACGTTCGCCGTGGGCGCAAAAACGGTAGCGTCGTTCGACCCGTCCGCCCGATCGGTCCGCACCGCCATCACCGGACGCCCATCCAGGAAAGCGACTCCCGTCTCATCCCCGACGTAATCGCCCCGCTCGACAAGCTCATGCCGGGCCGCGTACCGCCCGAGACCGTCACGACCAGCAGGCACCTCGACGAAAGGGGCGGTCAACCCGCCGTGTCGAGGGCAGGCGTGCATCGGCGTATGCGGACGGGCCTCAGTCGTGACATGACGGGCCTCACACGACGGGCACTGCCACCGCCGCACAGGCGGCCCCAAAACGACATGCGCCACAACCAGCCACCTTCCTGCTAGGCCGACCCCAACTCGTACGCACAGCGACACGCA